GGCCTGCGCCGTCTGGATTTGGTGTTGGGCTTTGCGGCCTTGCGACCACGCGGCCAGGGCGGCCCCCGCAAAGCTCCCGAGGACGGTAATGGCCGCCACGATTATCTCCGTCATCGTTTACACCCTTTCCAGATACTCCCTCGCCGCGTAATAGGTGCCGCCTTCGTACAGAACCTTGACCCAGGTGTACCCGTCAGACTGCGCTTCCCATCCGTCCAGTACGTCCACGATGGTCCCTTTCGGCCACTTTCCGGCCCTGGTCCCGGAATTTCCAGGATAGGCGGTGTGGTAGTACAGATTCGCGGTCGTGCGGTGCTTGGTGGTGGTGGCCTGTTCCACAATGCTCACACTGTTGTTTTTGATATAGTCGATCAGCCCATCCACATAGATGTATCCGCCCATAATCTCAATAACCCCTTTCAATTTTCGGTCCACGTCGCGCCTAAATTGATCCATACTATAACTATGCTTGTCAAACCAGTGCTTGGGGTCGCTGTGGTTGGACGCGATCCCCTGTTTGTACCCCTCATAGTGGCTGGTGATGTCCGCCGCCGTGAATCCGTACTTACGGCACAGCATCACGCAATAATCCACGGCGTTGGATATGCAAGCCCTGGTATATGCCTCATATTGGGCTGGGTTGTATGACGAGGACGACGCGCCCGGTCCAGGCTCGCACATCTCAAAGGCGATATGGTCGATGTTTGCGGGTTTGGCGCCTCCTGTACCGCTGTGCCATGCCCCCATCTCATAGGGCAGATACACCCGCACCTCTTTGTCGTCCACAAAGGCATGCACGCATTTTTCCACCCCCGGTTTATTCCATCGAGCGTACCATCCTGACGCCGGGACAAAAGCGCATCCGGTCGAGTGTACCATGATACCCTTGAGCTGATTTTTCCTGGCTCGTTTGTAGCAGTCGTTATTCGTCATGTACTGAGTAATAACATTCATGCTGAGCCCTCCTTCTCCTGCGCCTCCAGAGCATCGATCGCGGCCCTGGCCTCGGCGCGTTTTTGCAGCACATCCCGATATTTGTCCTCTACCGACTGCCCAAGATAGGTACACTCAGCAATCTTGCTTGCCACATAGTCGGTGTGCATCAGGTATGTTTTGTAGTAAGTAATACGGGTGCTTACTGTATCGCCATGACGCTCCAAATACCATTCCAGCGGTTGCATCTCAAACATCATTTCCACCTCCCGATCGCGATATAGGACGCTCCTGCGGTCATGTTGGAATTAGATCCAGGTAGGCACACATAAAAGCTACCCGGGCAGCTAGCGGACACGTTATAATACCCCTCTATGAAATACGTACTTCCGGACGGATTTGGAAATGCTATTACTACTGGGGCAGAATTGAAGGTGGAGGCAAAGTTGGAAAAGGTCACGAGTGAAGATTCGAACATTGACCCCCATGCATTCGTAACGCTAAGATTTGTCCACGTTTGTTTTCCATAACAGATCATAGTACCGTCATAGATTTTGACGTACCCTTTGTTTGTGGAACTACTATAGCTGCTGTCAATGATAGCATTTCCGTCTATGGCAACCTGCGTGGCAAAGTTGCCGATGCCTCCGTATACATAATTCCAGCGGTAGGCATTTGATCCTAAATTACGGGTGCCAGTGGTGTTGGGTAGGATGTCACCAAGCATTTCCAGCTTGTTGAGATATGCCTGTATCGCGTATATCTCGTTGATCTGGTTGGGATACCCGATTTTCGCGGACCCCGCTGCACCAGGTCCCGAAAATTCCCCGATCATTGTTCCGCCGTCTGCGTTCAATTTTTTGCCAATCTCCGAAAGTATCGGGTCCAGCGTGGCCTTATTGAGATCGGTACCCGGGGCAGTCACCGTGGCCTTGCTGACGATGCGGTATTGCCTCTTTTGTCCGGTTTCGACGTCCTCAAGCTCGTACAGGTCGGCGTTGGCGGCCTGTCGGTCCACAAACTCTGATAGCATAATCTGTCCTCCTTATACCGGCAGCAGCGGCCGGGCGCCGCTCTGTGCTGTGCCGGATTTGATATATAACTGCGTCATCCCGTCCGCTACATTCTTGAGCATGGCTATGTGGGTTTCGAGGGCGATCATGTCGGTATAATCCAGGACCGCCTTGTCCGCTTTCGTGGGCAGCGTAGGCAGCCCGGCCGGCACGATCACGATATCCTCCAGCAGCCCCACATTGCTCACGATTCGGTTGTATTGCGCCGCCGTCAAAAAGTCCTGCATGGTCCATGTGAGCTTTTCCGGCAGGGTCAATGTAGACCCGGCTTCCCTCACGATCAGCAATATTTCGTGTATGTTGCCCTCGATCCTCGAAAAGTCCGTCGCAAGGTCCAGGCAGTCGTCGGCGGTCCAGTCCGTCTTAGGTGTAATCCACATCAGGCGATCACCTCCACCGTTGCAATCAGGCCGCCCGTCAGGTCAATATCCATGCGGGATATGTTCCCGGTGACAGGCCCGAACCTCGTCGGCGCCGTGACGCAAGCGCCGAGGTCCAGACCAGACTTCCAGGCGGCACGAAACTTTACTTTCAGGGTCCTGGCGTAATACGATTTAAGTGCATTCAGTACAACGGGATAATTGTCCTTTGTGATATAGGGGATCCCGTCGATCCGGACGGTATCGCGGGATGTCCCCGCCTCCACGATAACGACCGGCTCCTTCACCGTGACCGGGTTGTTTGCGAATGAAAATCCACCGCTTTTGTTTGGTCTAGTGAATTCGATCCGGTCGGCATACGCCTTCACTGCCATGACATTTTGTAGGTTGGTTGGATCCACGTCCGCCACCATGGTATGGTCTCCAGCTCCCGTGGCGGCGTAGTAAACCGTGTCTGATATAATAGCGGTTGTCGGATACCCGTATTTGACAAGGAGCCCGACCCCTATCATTTCGCCGGTACTCGTGACCGTGTAGTCGTTCGTCTCAAGCTCAAACGTATCC